CCCCTCACTGTCTCCAGTGCGTCTATCTGAGCCAGCAAGGCATCTCTGCCAACAGGCCCACGGTTGCGCTTAATGGCCACAAACAATGCACGCTCAGCATCATCCACGCAGCCATCAAGCAGTGCCCTGATCCCATCCCAGCTGTCAGGCAGCCTTATCATCGCCGTCCGGCTCCTGTGCCTGTGCCTGCAGCTTGCGAGTCTCAATGACAGCCTTACTGGTAATGTCGGCCTCCTTCAGTTCAGCATCCAGCGAATCTGACCATCGCTTGTACTCCAGCTCCCGTTCCTGCATGGCCATTTCGTGCTGTTGCTTCATCTGCTCCATCTGGACCTGGAACTGTACTTGCTGCTCCTGCGCTGCCTGCTCCTGCTGTGCCGCTGCCTGTTGCGCCTGCTGTGATTCCTCGCTGGTCGGGTCAATCAGGTATTCCTCAGGTCGCGGCAGGTCGCTTGCCCTGATCCAGTCAGCCATGGCGTTATAGATGCGCCCGTTGTCCACCAGCACACCACCACCGCCCATCTGGAGTATCATGCCTTGCTGCTGGATGACCTGTGTCAGCGCCGAGATGCGCGCTGCCTTCTCTGCAGTGGTCATCCCCATGGTGACCTCTGTCAGCTCGCGTTCTGGCCAGCTGCGACTGTCCGACTGCTCCCACCTGCCGCGAACCTTCGCCATCACAGGCCCGGCCACTTCCTCACGCAACAGCTTGTGAACCATCCTGAAGGCAGGCACCAACAAGGTCTGTACCAAGTTACTGGCGAACCAGCCTGCCATCTTCTCTACTTTCGCCAGCTGCCCAGCCGCTGCAGTGGCAGAACTGCCCATGACCTGGGCCTGTACCTCATTGAAATCCACGGTGCTACCTACCCTGCTCGCCCGCACCCGGTCCATATAGTCAAGCCCAGCCATAGCCTGTGGCCCGATATCAGCAGAAGGTAACGGCACAATCGCATCAGGGCTGCGCATCCGCACCACACCGTTGATCCGGCCATTGGTCAGGTCATTCATGTTCACCTGCCCTTCAACAGCACCAACGCGGCTCGCGTTCATCACGGCAAGGTTGTCCAGGTAGTTGCGCAGGATATGGGTCTTGGACTCCTGAACGCTGGCCACCAGCTCATAAAGCCCGAAACCTTGAACCCTGTGCGGCATAGGCACAGGTGATCCTGTGATGTAGGGGATGTGGTCTGCTGACTCATTCTTCAGCAGCTCATTACCGCCCAGCCACACATACCTCAGCGCGCTTTTGTTGGTGCCGTCCAGGTCAAGCCTGATGTAACAGCAGAAGACCTCTTTCAGTATCTCGGCCTCCTGCATGGCCTGGTTATCTGACTGGTCAGCATAGATACCCTGACGCGCCACAATCCCCGGCCAGTAGTCGCTGGTTGCGTCCGGTATCTTGTCGATACGCTCCTGGCTGATCCGCATCTCCCGCAGCTGCGACACCGTGAACAACTTCCGCTCACCCACAAACCGCAGCTGTTGCAGGTCATCCAGCCCGTTATGCTCAGCAAACAGCACCTGTTCGGGCGGTATGGCCTCGAACTTCAGCCGCTTTCTGGTGGTGGTGCGCGTGACAGTGACCGCATCACTGTTGGCCTTCACACTGATCTGCTCTCCCTCTGCCTCCGGCCGTGTGACTGCCATCAGCTCAAACTCGGACAGGCCGGGCGGATAGACCCTCTCCGTTACCTTGGTGTCATCCTCTGCCGTGACCTTCAGCCACCCGTTCCCAACCAGCAGCGCATCATGGCAAGCACTGAACAGCACCCGCCACCCATTGGCCCGGCTGATGGCGTCCCTGGTGAAATCAGACTCTGCCTGTGCTTGCTGTTCGTCCTGCTCGCTATCCGGCACAAATTCAACCATGGTGCTTTTCATGATGGGTTGAATCTCACCCAGCAGGCCATGCACTGAGTCTGCCACGTCAGCAGAGACCACAGCAGAACGCCCGGCAGCTGGGGCTGGCATGATGCACTGGTAGTATTCGAGTGCCTTCTCGCGCTTGGTGGCCAGTGTGTCTGAGTCATAACCCTGTGCCTGGTTTATTTCGTGCCTGACTATGCTGACAATCTCTGCTTCTGTAAGACTCATGCCCTGCCCCTGTCCATCCTGCTGTAATCAATCTCCCCCCAGCTGCCAGTCAAGGCACTGGTGCCTGTGACAGCGAGGTATCGTATGGCGTCTGCTGCGTGACTTGTCCAATCGTGCAACGGTCGCAGCTTCAGCACACCCTTCTTGTCTTCCCAATCCGCCCGGTACTGCCTCAGGGCCTCGATGCCATCCTTACACCGGGTGTCATCAAACCGGCACCGGCCCAGCATGGACCGCACAGCCTCTATGCCGTCCATCACATCAGCCTTGGGCGCCATGACGGTATCGCAGCCCAACTGGTGCATGGTCTGCTGACGGGTCTGACCAGTTGAGAGCGACCGCACACCAGCATCATGCGGAACAATTACCTTTCCGTACAGGTAACCACGCGCGCGCCAGTCCTTCACAATGTCGGCCAGTCCCATATTGGTATACTCAGCGTAGTCAATGAACCGCACTTCATCGCCATTCAGCTGGAAGAACCAGCATGCCGTGGCGTCATTGATACCCAAGTCCATGCAGATATTCACAGGGGTTGTGGATAAGTAGAGAGTCGGGGCCAACCTGCCCTGCCCCTCTGCCCGCTGCATCTCAGCTGCCCAATAAGCACCCTGTATGGCGGCATCCCAGGAGCACTCATATTCCTGGTCATATTCGGCAACGGACATGGTGCGGCGTGCGTCCTGCAGCTCGCTGTCTGCAATGATGCCTGTTTCACTGGCCCGGTACTGTTTGCGCCACCACCCGTCAGACAGCCCTGTGGCGCTCCAGAGGTCATACAGCAGCCCATGACGGCCTTTTGGTGTGCCAATGAAAAGCGCACCACCCTCCCGATCAGACAGGGCTGGCCTCAGTACCTCTGACCACATACGTGGAGGCATCTGTGCTGGTTCGTCTAATACGGAGAAATCAGAGTAGATACCACGGTTGGCATCAGGGTTCTCAGCACTGCCAAGCTGGATAGTCGCACCGGTGGGCAGTGTGGTCTTCAATTCGGCTTCGTTGTGGATACTGCCAGGGAAGGCTGCTGAGGCGTCCTTGACGTACTGCCACGCAACACGCTTTGCCTGTGAGTAGGTAGGGCAGAAGTAATGCACCTGCGGCCGCCTGTGAGGGCATTCCAGGGCGGCCTTGAACAGCAGGGAGATGGCCACCACCGTCTTACCAAAGCGCCGATGCGCCAGCAGCACCTTAAACCGCTCAGGCCTGCCCCACACTTCCCTCTGGTGCGGTCTCAGGTTCACTTGGACCGGCTGGCGCAAAGAGGAAGTAGCCGCCTGTGGGCGCATTAAAGGTAACCTCGCCAGTGTGCTCAACGGCCTTCAGGTCAGGGACAACTTTCTTCAAAAGTATCTCAGCGGCCTTGATTTGGGTGGGCGTCATTTCGTTTTCGCCAAGAACGTGCCCTTCAAGTTGTTTTCGGATCACCGGCAACTTCTGCATCAGGGCCATGCGGAAATTTTGCACCCCGTTCTGGCGCGCATCCAATCTCGCTTTTTTCGCTTCCGTCATTGCTGCCATATTCAGCCAGCTCTACCACGCCATCACTGTTGATTTGCACCCGTCGCAGCTTGTAGCGGCCATCTCTTGCGCTTTTGCGCCAGCCCCACACCTGAACAGACCACCCAGCCTCAAGGATAGCCTGCAGGTGCGGTGCTGCGCAAACCTTGGCCACCCTCCCTGCAACCCCTGTGCTTGTGCATTGCACCAGCAATGTCTCCTTGCCCTTTAAGGCCACAATGTCACCAATGTTGAACAGGTCCACCCTCACCTTGCCGGCCCACCGCTCGCAAATCCACGGCAACCATCCCTGGTCGCGCAGGATTTTTAGGGTGCGTGCTGTAGGGCTCATTGCCTAACAAACCCAGCTCAAGAGATTAACCGCCTGGCCTAGCTCAACAATAATGTGCCCCTGCACGCCTCCGCCATCCCTGTAACTGAAAATTCCTGGATAATCTTTCGCCAAATCTTTCGCCACAACGTACGCATCGCCATTGCCGCCCGTCTCCCGGTTAACTGCATCCAGCGCCACCTCAAACGCTGGCAATCCTTGCATTTCCCAGCATGGCAGAATGAATTTTTGCCTGTAAATGACGATCTGGAACGCCAGCCGCCGTGCTGTTTTGTGCGCAATGAGCGGCTCCCTCCCGCTCTCGATCTCGCCCAATTTACTGATCCATGCGCTCATAGGCGAGAATGGAACTTTTTTAATTTTCCCGTTATCCGCTGACATTTTCACTA